TTTGGTTTTCTTCTTTCTTATCAGCCATCTATCCTCCTATTAAAATGGTATTGTATCGTCAAAATGTCTTTTTAGTATTTCTAATTTTTCTTCTGACGTTGCAATTTTATCTATTAGTTTATCTAGTTCATCTAGAAATTGTGGATGCTCACCTATTGCTACAGGTTTATCAAAGTAAACCCAAGCAGTAGCTTTTGCTGAAGCTATATCTGCTTCATACTTCTTTTTTAACGCATCATAAAAACTTTTATCCATTACCATACCCCCTTAAATTGATAGTATTTATCTTCTATTAAATCATCATCACTAAAATATGGATTTAGTGTAGTAGGTTTTTCGTAGTGTTCTTTACAATCTCTTATTGTTTGATTTAAGGTTCTACCTTGACGCAAACAACCTGCTACAAAATCTTCTACTTCTATTATTGCTTGTTTAACTTGACCCATTTGTTTTTACCTCCATTATTAATCTACCTAGATACCAATTAGCTTTTTCTAAATCTTGCAAAGGCTCACCTTTAAATTTATATCTAGAAACATACTTCAAAACATTGCCCTTCAAATATCCATGATACTCATCATCTGTCATACAATCTTGTATAACTTCTATAGTTTCTTTTTTACCATGTTTATAATGAGAAGGTGAATGAACATTATCATGTTTTCTTTCATTCTCATAAGACATATCATGACTATGATCTTTTTCATATCTGTATGTTCTTTTACCATCTATTGGTACTTCAAACACATAATCTTTCCAAGACTTATCTTCTGCCATATTCTCTCCTAATTGTATTATAGTCAATAGTTTCTATATTATAATGACCACTTTGTACATTACGTTTTACAATTATACCACTCCACCACATATGCTGTGTATCTCTAGCAAAATGTTCTTTATGATTTAAATAACATCCTGCAGATAATGCATGTAATTTTTTACCATTTGGTAATGTAGATGTAGCATAATCTAATAAATGACTATGACCTACTGTAGCAGAAACTTTATGTTTTGTCAATAGTGTTCTTGCAATATTTTCACCAGATATTGCACTACCTAATATACCAGAAGGAAAATGATGTGCATAATATATACCATCAATCACCTTGTTAGATTTATATGGCACTTCTTGCCAACCAAATGCTTTAAAATTTAAATCACTAATTTTTAAAGTACCATCTAGTTCTGGATTTTCATCTACAAATCTATCAATCCTATCCTCATGATTACCATGCAACATAATCTTTTTAGCTTTATGTTTTCCTAAACCTTTATTAAACATAGCTAATGCTTGATGTGAATGTTCCATGTCCTTTCTATATCTTCTACCTTCAAATGATTTTTTCTTTTTATCATATGATGATAAAGAATCCATACTACAGAAGTCTCCCATACAAATAATATGAGTTGCTCCTACATCTGCTGCTAGTCTACCTGCCCACAGAAATCTTTCATTGCTTGCTTTAGGTGTGCAATGAGGGTCACCTATTACAACATGTGTTGCCATTAATTTAACTCCTTATCACGTTTCATTTTTAAGTATTCAAGAAAATCAACTATATTATCATCAGTATCAAATTCTGCAATAGAATTAATACTAAGATCTTTTTCATTGTTTTTCTTATCATCAGCAAATCCACGTAAACCCCACAGAAACGTTGAATGTGGGTCACTGGTTGCCATTTTTATCATGCCTCTAGCTATTGTAGAACATAATTCGTACTCTTCTGTGGACATTTTGGACCTACTATCCATTACAATACCACATGTAAAACCTTTTTGCCAAGGAGAAACAAGCACCTTGATTGAATTTAATAAACTTATTTTATCTTTTTTTGTCATTTATTCCAATACTTATCATGGTTTTCTTTGTTATACTCTAAAACTTTATATTCATAATTTCTTTTCATACTTTTTTTACCAAATTCTTCTGCTTCATTTTCTTTATCAAAAATTGTATTGCTAAATAATTCATACTCTTTATCCTTTTTATGTTTAAATAATACAAAATATAACATCATATTTGGAGTCGGTGAAGAGCAGACCCCTCAAACTACTCCCCACCATACTCACTAGTCTCATCCTTTTTAGGATTGTTGACTTCTGTATACCAAACCCATTTAGGGTTTTTTCCTTTGGATTGTTGCTGTGGTAACAGTTTCAATCCACTCCCCCAACAAGGAAGTTTATATGGACAATACGAACATACAAAGCCCAAAACTTTATTACCAGTTGGTTTACTTCTAAAAGTTTCATCAACTGCTTCATAACATCTTTTAAATGGTTTCTTTGATTCTAATGCTTTTAAATTATCATGTGCAAGTTTAATAAATTTATTTTTATATTTACTATCATCTAAAGGTGTTTCACATACTGTCCATTCACCTGTAGATTTATTAATAGCTATCCACCCACCAAAATCTTTCTTTTGGCTATCGGCATATAAATATCCTTGTGTTGCATAACCAAAGGAATCTTCCTCAACAACTGCCTCAAATCCACCATCTTCACCAAATTTTTTTTCAAAAGAATATGGCGATGCACTTTTAATATCCCAAACTTTGTTATCAATTTCAACATCTTGTTTTCCATCAATTGATTGTTTGCCAAGTTTATGTGTAACTTCTTTTTGTTCATTCTTTATTTCTACTCCTGCTGATTTCATAACAAATATAGATAATGCTTCAATTAAATCTCCAAAAGTATTTCTCATTTTACTATTGTATGGAGCACCTTCACCTTTTATACCTTTAGCTTCCATTTGTAATTGGCATAATGGTCTACCTATATTTGACATTCTAGGTTTAAACTGAGACTGTCGTTCCTCTGAGAATTGTTTTCGGAGTATAGCTTTACAACTTTCTCCAAAAGCATCAACCAATTCCTCAGAGATAACAACAGGTTCTCTCGATACTTTATCTAAATACGTCTGTACTTTATGAAGTATCGTGTTCATTATGATGACAACACTTTTTCTGGAAGTTGATCATCCATATCATCAACTATCTCAGCATCAATCTTATCAGACCCATTAGGTGCTTTAGCTTTAGCACTATTATATAGATCAATAACTTCTTTATTTTCTATATCAATAGATTCTTGAAATACTTTCAATGTTTCCATATCAGCATCTGATAATTGAAGATTAGCATCAGCATTAACAGTAATTTCTGGAACATAAAATACGTTCCCACCTTTTTTCTGTCGTTTAGTTTCAAGAGAAAAAGAACAATTAAACATTAATTTTTTTCTTTTCTTCAATTGATCTAACGCAGCACTTACTGGTGAGAATGCTGTACCAGTTACTCTATACAACACTGGTAAATTTTCTACATTATGGGCATTACCATTAGCAGTTTTACCATCTTTAAAAGATAATAAACCATATACAAGTTTATAACATCTTATAGTTCTTTGTTGTTCTAGTTGTTCTGGAGTAAGATTTGCTCTTTCTTTGAAAGGTATCTTACCACATTTTGTACCACCAAGAATATCTATAGCTTCATCTTTCCAAGATTTAAAAATTATAGATCTATTGATGTACTCACCTTTATCAGCATCATAATGCATATACTGCATTGCACTTATAAATGGTCTTAGTGTTGCTGGTTTAGCATACACGTTTTGACCAACTGCTGAGTCATAAGTATAGAAGTGACCAACGGGAAGTTGATTCCCATCATCATCTTCTGGTGTACGATTGATCGCAAGTCTAGGTATATTCGTACCTGCACTTGATCCATCGTCTTGTCCAATAGCTTGCATAATTTGCTCATCAGACATTCCTTTTATATTTACTAGTTCATCAGACATTTGTCCTCCTTATTATAGTTAAGCCTTATATCATACTTTTGCAAAAAAGTCAAGATAAAAATAAAGTAATTATTGCAAATAAAAATATAGCTAATACACTCCATTTAAGTATCTGCGACAATATAATTATAGCATATGCTAACATATTTTAGTTTCCTCTGTTGTAGTTCTTACATCTAAACCATCAGAGTTTGCGTAATAACTCCACTCAGAATAAAACTCGTGGTTGTCTTTTATAAACAATGTAGTTGGTTCTCCAACACATTTATCTTTTAAATCAACATATTCTAAATATGCTGCATAGCTTCCATCTTCAAACTCATCAAGAGTTTCTAATGCTTCTATTTCTCTACTCATCGTACTATTTCTACCTCCTCCATATCTAACCAATTATATCCTATCTTGATCTCAGTGTCAAGGGGAACGTTAAAGTTTATATTGTAATACATTTTAAGTGCAGGTATTACATCTTCTGTACCTTGCTTAAAAATTAATCCCATTTTGTAAGATTCATCTGGATGAACATCAGCAACAATAGAATCATGCACTGTATTTATAAGCAAACTTTTTACACCCTGTGCTTGCATTAGTTTAGATATTTGTATACATGCTAATGGTACTATGTCAGCTGTAGCAAATCCTTGCACAGGATAATTTTTTATTTGTGTTCCATAAGTTGATCCACCCCATGGTGTTCTTTCTGCATATGGGAATGAATACTCTCTACCAGTTGGTAGCTTAACTCGTTTATATCTTATAGCTTCATCTTGTAATTTATCATGCCATTTTTTTATATCTTTATACTTTTCTAAAAACTTAGAATAATATCTTTTTTCATCTTCTGTACCAGTTGTACCACCATACAAAGGTTTAAAGGTATGTGCCTTTGCGTCTTGTCTAGATACACCTATAATATCTGCAGTGTATTGATGTACATCTATATTATTTTTAATATCTTCCATGCCTTGTTTATCTTGTGATAAATAAACTGCAGTTCTAAACTCTAATTGTGCAAAATCTACTTCTATAATTTGCCCATCTTTAAATCTAGATTTGACAACCTTACGAATAGGAAAAGTTTTACCTCTTGGTTGATTTTGAAAGTTAGGGTCTCTACTTGAAAGTCTACCTGTAGCTGTAATTGCTTGCATAAACTTAGGATGTAACAAACCTTTTTCATTTGTAAAATTTTCTATACCAGTAACAAATGTACCAAGATAAGTTTCTACTGCACCATATCTTACAATAGCATCTATAAATTCTTTAAACTCACCTTCAGCTTCACCTGCTATTTTATTTAATGTTATTCTGTCTGTTCTAAAACCTGCCTCTGCAATATCATATACACTTCTAGGTCTTTGATTAAATCCTGCTATCTTTGCCATAGGTGTATATACATATCCATCGCCATCACATTCAGAACATTTAGTATAATTTTTATATGGACTTCCATCTTTTTTTATTTTTTTAATTACACCTTTACCATGACAACCTATACATTGTTCAGCTGTAGTTTTATGAATAACTTCTGTATTATCAGAAACTAAATTTCTAAATTGTATTCTAGAATACTGTGGTCTTTTTTTACTTTTACCAGTGTTCTTGTCTATACCTACATTAAATATTTTTGCCCAATGTTTTTTATCTTTAGGTTTTTTAGAATATATTAACCAAGATAATTGTTCTGGACTAGCTAAATTAATTTTAGTATCACCCATCTGTTTATATACAATTGCATCTATCTTTTGTTGCAATGCATGAAACTCTGCTTGATATTCTTTTTTAACTTTATGTAATTCTTCTAAGTCTACATGAATACCATTACGTTCCATATCAGCTAGCACAATTAAAAACTCATTCATCATTTTTGCTGTCATGAGTAGGTCTTTATTTTTTGGTAATTTAAAATCTGACATCTGAGAATCAAATAGTCTTCTAGTTATAGCTACATCCATTTTACCATATTGTTCAACAACTTGATGTGGTATGTTTTGAAATGGTATACCTCTGTCTGTAAAATCTTTTATTCTATTATCTTTAGATCCTATCTTTCTTCTACGGCAACACATCTCAAGTGTTAGACTTTTACGAATACCTTTATTAAGTATATACTCCCCAATCATTGTATCATAAACTCTACCCTCATATTTAAATCCAGATTCTAATAACCACATTAAATCAAATTTAATATTGTGTCCAACTAATAATGTTGTTGTATCTAATAGTTCTTGTATCTTATGAAAACAACCTTTATCAATTTTTTCAGAATGGTTTGTAAAAAAATATTCATCATCTATTCCAACACTTACAAGAATATTATCTGGGTGAAATGGTGATGGGTCATACCCACCATTCTCTGTTACTTGCCATGATGTCTCTACGTCTACTACTCTAATCATCCTTCGTACCTACTTATTTCCTTTCTAATTACACATTGTGGTTCTCCATGAAAACCATTTATTTTATTTTTACTTATACACAAAGTTCTAGTTCTATCAGATGGGTCTGCAGATTCATTCTTACCAATACCAATAATTAAATCAGCTTCTGCTGCCTTACCTGTCTTAGAGTTTTCCATCATATCAAACGATATACTATTTCTGTTATGTGCGTCTGCTGATGCTTGAGATATAGCAATCACTGCACAATCTCTACGTTTAGCAATCTCTCTTGCACTTGTATATATTTCTCTAAGTTTTTCATCTGTTCTTGCATATGTACCAGAAACATTTATTTTGTCAAGCTGGTCTATTATAATTATATCTGGTTTATGTTTTTCACAATGAGCATCAATATCTGCTATTGACCAATCAACTGTATCAAACATAGATAAATTATCTTTTATATCTAACCAAGACTCTCTTGCTTCATCTGGTAATTCCTTTACCTCTTCTCTAGTCATACCTGTATAACAAGAGATAGCTCTCATCTGTGTTCTTATTGCTGGTTCTTCATTTATAAATGCATGTATCTTTGCACCTTGTTGGGCAAAGCCATCTGGTCCAGAGCATAAGCTAACCCAAAAAGCTGTCTTACCAGTTTCTGGTCTAGCAAATGCTATCATAAGATTACCTGGACCTATACCACCAACGTTGTTTTTTAACACAGGAATGTTAAACTGCCATTTAGTTGTTACATCTAATAATCCTAATACTTCATTTACATCTGAAGTAACTGCAGGATTTTTTTCTTCATCTAAATCTTGTTTGTGATTTTCAATCATAGACATAATTGAAGTAAAGTTTGCATCTTTACCATTAAATATTTCAGTAGCCTCTACTGCTATCTTTTGTGCTAAATCTCTATTAGATAAAACTTTAATAATATCTTTAGCAATCTCTTTGCTTGGAACTTCAACTTCTTTTATATCTTCTACAAGTTCACTAAACTTTTCTCTAGCTGCACGTGTTAATGCAGGATTAAATACAGTTGTGTGTAAAGAATATAATTCATCTAGTTTAATATCTGAATCATATTTACTATGTGCTTTTTCAATTGTCTCATATAAAGAACTTATATCTCCAGAAAAAATAGTATGAGATATAGCACCTCTATATTGTGTATAAAAATTTTTATTTAACATTAATCTAAGCATTTGCTTTTCTATCATAGAACATCTCCTTTATTTCATCTGTATTATAATATTTTAAATCATCTGTCAATGGTTTTACAATAACATTGTCAAAACCAGAAGACCTTAAATCTTTTGCCATATCATATGCTTTAGTTGTAGCATCTCTGTCTAAACATATATATAAATTTTTGTAGGGTCTTAAATGTGACTTGTGTACTTCTTTTAAACTTGTACCCATAATAGCAATACCAGTTAATATATTTGATACTGCACAAGCTGATGGGCAGTCTTCTACAATAACTGCATCATCACAATTACCAGACTTAAATGGTACATCTTTATTACCATACATAAACCATTTAGGATAAACATTTTTATTTAGACCTCTACCAACTGCACCTACTATTTTATTCGAATGTCTATTACGAACTAAAAAAACTACTCTATCTTGTTTAACATCATATTTAATTTCTGCTCTGT